ACTAATGCCTGAACCTGAATAGCCACTATAGCCAGAGTACCCAGAGTACCCTGAAATCCCTGATATACCCTGTGGTCCAATTAATCCTCTATCAATACTAATTGTTTGAGTAGGAGTAGGAGTTACTGCAATCTTTACATTGTTCTGGTCAATGACTGTTACATTCATATTGCCCATGATTAACCTTCCACCACAATGCCATCACTACGGACAAGAAATAAGAGAAAGATAATGTAATCATTTTGTGGAGTTAAACCAACAGCAGGAAAACTAATTTTTATCCTACCTGAGAATCCTACACAATCTTGAGCATTAATATCTAGTTCAGGGTCATCATTCATTAAATCCCATACAGAATCATTAATGACTAAAGTAAAGAAGCCTGTAGCATCATTCCTGTTGGTTATAGTTAGTTCTATAGGAGTTGGTGTAGGAGTGTAATTGGCTATATCAAAAGTAAGACCATTGCGAGTATCTGTAATATTCGACATTGCCCTGCGAATAATATGGGCATCTATTGTTGCACCAGTTAAATCAATGGGAGTTACATTATCATTGCCAGTAATTGATAGATTCCAGTATGTAGACTGTTCCCATACTAGTTCACCTGCAATGATAGGATTGTCGAACCCCGAAACTTGAGTAAGTGCATTTTTTGCAAATATCGCCATGATTTCTCTATCCTTAGTTAATAGCCCTATAACCTTACAGAGCCACGAATCATGTATTGTTTTGTTTTCTTATTGTAACTTAATTTGTTTCCATTTGTTCAGTTTTTACAGGCATCCATTTGCCTATATAACCTTGCATCGAATTAATATATCGAACCATCATTTCCATAGTTCCATCAGAATTTTGTACCATCTTAAATTCAGGAGTTGAATTAGGATATATGCGATATTCCATTATGCTATTTTATAAGATTCTATTGTTCCAAATTCGCCTCTTTTAGCCCTATTATATATATCTCGACCATAATCCATATCATCATAAGATGTTGCAGTAAATGGCAAAACATCTTGCATCTCTACAAATTTAACTTCTAAATTAATTGCAGTCATTTCTGCATTTGCATAGACTGGGTTTGTTGCTGATTCTAAAGTAAGCATAATTTTCCTTTAAGCAATTCGAAGCCATAGATTACCTGAATTCATTGAGCCATCATCTCCTGATGTACTTAATGAAATTGTACAAGCCCTCCATGTACCTGACAATCCCAAACTAGTTAAATAACCAATAAGTGATGGATATGAGGCAAATGCATTGCCCCAACTAGCACCACCTAAAGTTCCAGTAGCATATTTAAGAGAAGAACCTGCAACTGAACTACCAATTGCAAAGGTTGTATTGTTGCTATCAATCATTCCTGCTGTATATGTTCCTACTGAACTGCCACTTGGTACACCTAATGCAACAGTTACAGAAGTAGAACCTGATACAGAAATACCATTTCCACCTGATACAGAAGTTACTCCGCTTGAAGATGTGTTTGTAATAGTAACACCACCAGTAGAAGCAGATACAGATATACCTGTTCCTGCTGTTAATGAAGTTACACCTGCATTAGTTAATGTAACAGAACTACCTAGGGCAACAGAACCACCGCCCGACATTCCTGTTCCTGCTGTTACAGTTAAAGAAGAATTTTGCAATCCACTATTACTTGCTTGTCCTGAAGAATTTACAGTATTAGCAAATTGGCTAAGATTAAAGGCTTGTGTCATACTGCTCCTGTTCTTGTAAAAGTTTGCTGTACTAAAATATTTAAATTAGTTGTTGGTGAATTTGCTAGTGTATAAGTACCTGTGCCTGTTGTAAAGTCTGTTCCTTGTAATAACATTACACCATTTTTGTATATATTAAATGCATTTGGGTTAAATTGGAATGGGTATGTTATTTGTCCAACATTGGTATAAATATCCACATTAACAGGTAGTCCTACTGGTAGACCTAGATTTGAGTTAGCCCATTGCACAATTTGCAAATCGCCAGTTGTTTCAGCAATAAAAACAATTTCTTGCCCATTTAAAGTGTAATCTTGTGCATTAACTACAGTTCCATTTAAAAACAATAACTCATGTCCATCATTAATGGTAAAACCTGAAGCAGTATAAATAGATTGAGTTGTTAATGTAGCAGTATTTCTAGTAAAGGAAGTATATACAGGGTCTGTAAAAGTTATAGTTCCACCAGATATTTGACTGCCAGTAGTTGAATTTAAATAAGTAACCTGAGAAGTTGTACAAGTTACTACAGTATATGTTCCGTTATATCCTGCAGGATTTAAATCTGTAATAGTAATACTTTGACCAACTGCAAATGGCGCAAATGTTTTTGGTGTAAATGTTAATGTTGCAGTAGTGCCATCACCTGATGCACCAGTAGTTAAAATAGAAGTTGCTGAAACAGATTTAACAGAAATAATTGTAATAATATCACCTGCAACTGCTCCAACAGATAAAGTAACTGTGCCAGTAGTGCCACCTGTATCAGTATATTGGTCTGTATTATAAATAAGACCATTACTAAATACTAAACATTGTCCTGATATATATCCACTACTTCTAGTGACATTAAATACTGTTTGTCCTGAAGTTGCAGTAAAAGATTGTCTTGTGTAATAAAAACTATCAGGAGGTTCAAAGCCTACTACTCGACCATAAATATCTATAGTGATATTAGCCAAATTAACTGTCTTAGTATAATCACCACCAAAATCTAAATACTCTTGCAATCCTGCAACAATAGTTCCATCAGGATTATTAGTAATACCAATCTGTCCTGTACCTACTGTAGTTGTTCCTGTTTGAATAATTTGCCCTGTTCGAATATCTAAATCAATAATATTAGTTCCACTAGGCAATCCAAGCCATGCAGATGGGTCAAATGTTCCTATTTGAGTTGGAACAAAAGATGCAGAACCTGCCGCATATCCTGCTGTACCAGTTGCAAAACTAAACTTTCTACCTGTTCTATTTGAATAAAGCAAATAAACAATAGTTCCAAAATTAGGAGTTGCTTGATACCAAGTGTAATCAGATGCATTAGTTGGAACAGCAGTTGATGTTACATTTGCTAAACCATAATAGGTTTTATTTGTGGGAATAAGACTAAAACCTGCACCTGTAATACTTGTGCCATAGGCTACAGCAATATATTTATTTACATATTGGAAAGTGCTTGGTCTCCATTGCAATAAATCAGATGCAGGACTAAATACAGAAGATGCCAAACTATTAACCATGCGACTAAAGAAATACCAATTACCTGACGGAATGTCCGATACAGTAACTGGTGGCATAGCAGTATTAATAGAATAAGGATTGCCATTACTTTGTATAGCAGTTGTTCCTGCAAAGATTCTTTGGTCTGTTGTTGGAAATTCAAAAGCGGAATACCATATTTCGCCATATTGAACTATGCCTGATGGACTTGTAGAAACATTAACCTGAAATGATGGATTAGTTGCAGTTGGTTGCTGACCTGAGATTGTTGGTCTAGGTGGCACTCCAAAGAATGTTGGGTTTCCTATACCTGTATTAGGAGCAGGAGTAAACTGAGTAATAGGTTCATCATCATATACAGCAGGATTAAATTCAGACAAAAATAGATTGGCACTTATCTGACCACTATCAGAAAATGTTTGTGTAACCTTTTGACATCTAAATAATTTGTTATTCCATCCATAATTTACATTTGTTACTGTTACTATATCTCCTGCATCTAATTGCAAACCAATATAGTTAATGCTTAAATTTAATTGCAAATCTTCTCTGGCTGATTTTAAAAACCGATTAGCCAATAATTGTGCAGTAACAGAATTGTTTGTTAATGGTAAAGAAATAGTCTGTTTGTTTACAGGTTCATTAGGATAAAGTAATTCAGGGTCTATTTCTGCAAGGTCATATATAGAAGTATTAAAAGAATCTTGTGATGAGTTATCAGGAAATTTAACTTCTGCAATATTAAATGAGTTTGCAATATCTAATGGGCTTGTAGTTATGCCTGAAATAATATTACTATCATCTAATGCTATTGCTATTACATAAGAAGGACTTTGTACAATTACTCCCCACAATCCAAACATTTCTGAATACTTAATTAAACAATCACAGCAAGATGCCATATCTTGAAGGTTCTGCATGATGCTTCTTGTTGTTATTACTACACCATTAAACTCAAATCGTTTTTGTGTTGCTGAACCACCGCTATAAGGTGTATATGTAATAAATTCTTCTGAGTATGCAGTAAGAGCATCCAAAGAATCTGTATCAATTTGAGTAGCAGGTATAGCACCACCATATCTAGTATTAATTAAATAATCATAGATACAATCACCAGTAGCCTTCATGCTATTGGTAAGTTGAAATTTAGTTCCTTGTAATCCTGTAATACTTGCAGGAGCATTATAAGTAAGATGAATAATTGCAAATGCACAATTAGTCATTAACTTTGTAGCATCCCAAGTATATATAAGACCTGCTGTTTGCATTACTTCTATTGCTGTGTAAGGTGAATTAGTAGGAGTATTTGAGCCATTAGAATACAAATAGAATTGTAATAACCCATCTACAGTTGTATCGTAAACTCCAGTAGATTCATCTAATAAAGAAGCAACTGTATATCCATCACCTTGGAAAACTACTAACTTACCACCCCAATATATATTCCCAAAAGTAAATGTACCTGTTGTCTGTCCTGATTCTGTTCCTGTTACCTCAGACAAAGCCATTACATAATATAACTCTTGATTGTTTTCGCTAATACTTAAATCAATAACCTGTCCACCAACATAGGCAGAGCCGTAAACTACAGGTAGTTTGTTATCTGTGGCAGGTGGTACTTGTTGCCTATTCCCAAGATTAGGACTATTACCTGCTCCTTCTAATGATGGTTGATTAGCATTAAATACTGCCTTAGATATAACTGATGCAACTATCATATTAATAGCAAAGCCAAGAGCATAATAGCCAATAGCCAAATTAGCCGCAGATACTCCAACAATATATGCTATTCCTGCTATTGCCATGATTAATCCTTTAACATCTTGGTATAAACTTTTTCTGTAAAAGAATAGCCAAGATATTCAAACAAAGAAGAATTATCTGAATGTACTTTTGTGCCATATTTAATTAAATTAACACCAAGAGATTTTAGATATTGTTCTGCAAATTTAAACATCTTGATTGCTGTTCTACCTTTCCTATATTCAGGCTTTAAATAATATATATCTTCAGTAGCCAATAAACAATCTACATAATGTAAATGCTTACAAATAAAAAACACAATATAACCAATTATATTTTTATCATCTTTACACAATACAACTTTCAACATATCTTTTTGATGCAATGCAAAATACATTGAATAATCAGGTCTTAATTCATATTCTCTTAATAAAGATATTTCTGCATAATGGTCTTGGAACAATCTTGATATATCATCAAAACATTCTTTAGCATTTCCTATCTCATATGTAATCATGCAGTCCTTCCAAATGCATAATTAATATTTGTTATAAATGCTACCCTATTCATACTAGTATCCGTTGGTTCAAAAAATGTCCAACTATTATTATTAGTGTATCTACCTGCTGTTCTGTTTTGTAAAATTAATTGTATTGATGATGCTGATACTGTAATAGCACCCATAAAACTTCTTAATTCTTCATTCCATTGTTCCGATATAGAAAAGGAATTAATGTACCCATTAAAGAACTGATACAGTCCACCAGAACCACCAGCAGTAATTAATGCTCCATCTGTATTAAAGAATCCATGCCACATTTCTATTTGTGAACCTTTAATGTTTTGACCTAATACTAAACCTAACATGGCTTGGTCAATACCAACTAAAGTAACTGTAGTTTCATTTGCAGTAGATTTAATATCTTTTGTAGCATCCCCAACTTTTACTAACTGCCCTAATGCTTGAAAAGGTTGTGCATCTACAGCAGAAATAGTTAAGGCTGATGCTGTTGTGGCAAATCTATAAGTTGCATCTGGAGAAGTTACTCTAACGAAATCCGCTATGCGAATATTATTAGTATTTTGAACTGGAATAATCTCATTCATAGCACAGATTCAAATGCAGTAAATCCACCTGACCATTGAATGTAAGAATCATTGGCATAGGGCATTAAAGTGTATGTAGGATAAGACCTTAAAATTACTTGGAATGTTGTTCCTGTATAAGTGCTACCGCCCATGCTAACAGTTGTGCCATACTCACCTATAACTGCATTAACAGGACTTGCAAGAGTAGTAATAAGATTTCTATGCACAGGTATGGTAACTGTAGAACTTGCTCCCCTAACCACATTTGCTGTGGCTATATAAGCATATAAACCTACCTGACAGAAATCCCCTATTTTAACAATGTAAGCAGATGGGTCTATAGCAGGAAGGCTTCCTAATACTAAATTTTTATTTGCAGAACTTGTTTGCCATTGACATCCTGCTATTTCACCTTGGCTCATATCACCTTGGTAAGCAATATAGTTAGTCCATCCAGTTGTACCAAAGTTAAGATATTGTTGTAATGCCATATCAGGTATTCTTAGACTATTAAGTAATGCACGATTTTGACTATACAAAAGATAATTCATTGGTTGCATATCAAATGAAAATGGCACTACAGTAATAACTTCGCTAGTAGATATTCGTTGATTGCGACTAAGCATTTGACCTACAAATCTGTGGTCATTAATACCTACTGATTGGCTAATTGCTAGGATTTGATTTAAACTCATAATTATCTCGATGTAGGAATAGACCTAGAAGCCGATTGATTAACTGCCCATATAGTATGTTTATGTTGAGATAAAAATTGTGTAGCAGATTGAGTATCAATGGCTGACATACTATTTATATAAGGACCATTGTAGTTTACTGTTTGCCCACTACCCATATCTGATAAACGATTGTTAGGCACAATACTTCCTGAACGATTAGGAATAAACATTTCTGGACCATTCTCACCAACTAAATAAGATGTGTTGGCTGATACTGGACCACCATCTGCTCTTGGTCTATTAAGGAATCCTCCACCTGCACTACCACCACCATACTCATCTGTTGTGCCACCCATTCCTGCACTACCACCACCAAACCCTGCTGATGAAACTACACTACCTGCAAAACCCATTAAAGATTTAAACAAATACATTGCTTGTAATCGTAATTCTATTTTTAATAATTCTTTAATAATACTTGTAGCAAAATTTCCCATAGATAATTTTCCGTTTTCTACAAAACTATCTATAGCATTATTCATACTGCTAGTCATGGCATTAAACATATCTGCACCTCGCCTAGTAGCATTTTCTGCATCTTCTAAATATTGTTGATATGCTTTATTCCATCCAAACATAAAACTATTCTGTGCTTCTAATTGTGCAGTAATTTGTATTCTTGTTAATTTTTCATATTTTTTACCAACTTCTTCTACTAATTCTTTTTGTTTTTCAAGTTCTTGTATAACTCGTGGGTCTTCTCCCATTATTCCTGCGTGTTCTCTTTTGTTTTGTATTTCAGTTAATTTTTTACTTGTTTCTTCTCTAACTTTTGAAACGGCTTCTTCTATTTGTTTTTCTTTTTCTGATAAATAATTAATCTCACTTTGTGCAACTAATTGTTGATATTGAAATTTTGATTGCCTATCAAATTCTGTTGTTAATTGTTTTGCCAGTTCAATATTTTGTAATGTCTTTTTTTCTTTATTTACTGCATCAGTATCTGTATAAGGAGTAACTTTTCTACCTGTTGGTTTATCTACTGTAGTTGCTTTAACTTCAATATTAAATATCTTTTCTGCAAATTCTTTAACTTTATCTAATTCAGTATTAACAATGTTTTCTAAATCTTTCCATTTTTCTGATGGTTTAAATCCAATATCCAAAACTGCTTTTAAATAATCAGGCAATAGTTTTAAATAAGTAATTAAATAATTAATA